GCCCGGGTGCTGCTGATGGAAGAAGTTTCTGACTATCCGATGGATGCGGATGGCCGCGGTGATCCGGTTCGCCAGCTTGAAGCCCGCGCCATCATCTATGCGGGCCGCGAGAAAATCCTGAAGGTAAGCACGCCGGCCGAAGAAGATTCCTGCCGGGTCACTGCAGCTTATGAGGCTTCAAGCCAGGGCAAGTTTCTGGTGCCCTGCCCGCATTGCCAAACGAAGCAGACGCTGGAATGGGAAAGCCTGCGCTGGCCAAAGGGGCAGCCGCAAGCCGCGCAGTACCATTGCAGCGAATGCGGCACGGGAATTGACCCCATAAACCGCCCGGCGATGCTAACCCAGGGCGAATGGGTACACCAAAAGCCGGAATTGCTGACGGAACATGCGGGCTTCGCGATCAATGCGTTGTATAGCCCGACTGTTTCCTGGGCGGACCTGGCCGCCGAATTCGAAGAAGTCAAAGATGATCCTGACGGCCTGAAAACCTTCACGCAGCAGAAGCTAGGCCGCGCCTGGCGCATTGCCGGTGAAGCACCGGAATTCCAGCGGCTTTATGACCGCCGCGAAAGCTGGGCGCCTGGTACTGTCCCGAAGGGCGGGCTGAAGCTGACGGCAGGGATTGACGTTCAGCGTTCACCAGGCCGAATCGAGGTGTTTGTTTGGGCTTGGGGGCGTCACCGGCAAAGCTGGTTGGTGGATCATGTGGTGGTGGTGGGTAGCCCGTTTGCGTGGCGGACCTGGGAGCAGGTCTCTGCCGTGTTGGAGACGGTCTATCCGCACGAATCGGGCGGCGCACTGCCCATCAGCCTATCCGCAGTTGATTCGGGTGACGGCACCACGACTGCCGAGGTCTATGCCTTCGTGCGGAAGATGGGCGCGCGCAAGGTGATTGCGGTCAAGGGCCGCGATGCGCAGCCCCAGGCCATCGCACCAGGTGGCAAGGTTGATGTGAAGCGTTCCGGCAAGCGCGTGGGCCAGTTGAAGCCCTGGCTGGTTGGTTCCAGCTACCTGAAGGGTGAATTCTACGGTCAGTTGCGTCTGGAAAAGCCTACGGTCGAAAGCGGTGCGCCTTATCCGCCGGGATATGTGTTTCTGCCCGAGCATTTGGCCGGCGAAGAAATCTGCCGGCAGTTGGTTTCGGAAGAAATCCGCCGCCACAAAATCCGCGCTGGGGTGTTTCGGCAGGAATGGGTGAAGACGCGGGAGCGAAACGAAGCTTTGGATGGCCGTGTTTATGCCCGCGCCGCGGCTTCTTTGCTCGGGATTGACCGCTGGAAAGAGCCGGATTGGGATCGCGCAGCCCGAGAATTGACACTGTTTCAGCCTGCGAAGCGCGCGATGCAGCCCGCTTTGGACATAGAAGACCAGCCGGATGATCTGGCTGGCGAAGATTTGGCCCCGGATGAAGTGCCGGAAGTGCCAGAACCCATCACCAGGCCGCCGCCGCCCGCGAAAACCGGGCGCAGCCGCTTTTGGAAACAAAACCGCGCCGGTCTCGCCGCGCGCTCCTAAGGAAACACCGCATGGCAGTGCTGGATGCTCCGCCGCTCCGTGCGGCTGCGGGCGATACATGGGCTTGGCGCTGGGCGAATGCCGAATATCCGGCAAGCGCGGGCTGGGCGAATAATTGGCGCGTGGTGGGCGATGGCGTGGCGCTTTCCGCAGTCGCGACCACGGAAACTGACGGTTTTCTGGTAACATTCACCGCGGCGGTAACCGGCGGCCTGACCATCAGCGCGCGCGGGGTGCCGGCCACGCTGATTGGTTGGGTAAGCAAGGCTGCTGAACGCTTCCAAGTCTATAGCGCGCCGATCTTTATCTTGCCGAACCCGGCCACCATCACGGGTGATCTGCGCGGCCATGCCACGCGCACCCTGGCCGCGATTGAAGCCATGCTGGAAGGCAGCGCGACCAAGGATCAGCGCAGCATCAAGATCGGTGACCGCGAAATTGCGCGCATCCCAATCCCCGAATTGCTGGCGCTGCGGGATTATTACGCGAATGAGGCGCGACGCGAAAATGAAGCAAACGCGCTGGCATCGGGCAGGCCGCGCACCCGGCGCGTGCTGACGCGCATGGGAAGGGGCTGATATGGCGCTGCTGGATTTCTTCCGCCGCCGCAAGGCTGAACCCGTGTTACTTCGCGCCCCTGGCGCTGTGGCAACCTGGACATCGGCGCCGCAAGGCAAGCGCGGGCAAAGCGGCTGGCTTGGTGCGCAGCCTTCGCGCCTGCTGGCTGATCTGCCCGGCGGCTATGGCTTCGCGCCAAACCGCGATATTCGCTGGCAGTTGGACACGCTCCGCAATCGTTCACGCTGGTTGGCGCAGAATGAAGGCTATACCGCAGGCTTCCTGAAAAGCCTGCGCCGCAATGTGGTGGGCGCGAAGGGTTTTACGCTTCAGATGCAGGTCAAAAGTGACCGTGGCACGGGTGTGGATAAAAACGCCAATGACCGCATTGAAGCGGGCTTTGCGCGCTGGTCCCGCCGCGGGAATTGCGATGTAACCGGTCGGCATTCCTGGGTGGATATGTGCGGCCTGGTGATGCTGGCTGTGGCGCGGGATGGTGAAGCGCTGCTGCGGCTGCACCGCGCGGGTGAATACGGCTTGCAGATGGAAATGCTGGACCCTTCCCAGCTTGAAACTGACCGAAATGGCCGCCCCGAAGGCACAGCGCAGGGCAATGTGGTCCGCGCTGGCGTGGAATTGACGCCCCTGGGCCGCCCGGCTGCGTATTGGATGCGCAGCCACGTGCCGAATGATGACCCGGCGGCGCTGAGCGTGCCGCTGCGCCAGACCGTGCGTGTGCCTGCTGAAGACATGATCCACTTGTTTCTGCCGGAGTGGCCGCAACAGATTAGGGGTGTGCCCTGGATCAGCAACGGGATTCGCGCGCTGGCGATGCTGGATGGCTACGGCGAAGCGGAATTGACCGCCGCGCGCGTGGCCGCCGCCAAGATGGGCTTTTACCGCATTGATGCGGATGCGGAACCGGATGGCGACCTGGAAGGTGATGGGACGCTGGTGCAGGAAGCCAGCGCAGGCACCTTCGAATTGCTGCCCAAGGGTGTGGATTTTCAGCAGTTCGATCCTCAGCACCCCAATGCGGCGTTCAAAGACTTCGTGGCTGCCATGCTGCGCCCAATCGCGGCCGGCGCTGGTGTTTCCTATAATGCCTTCGCGAATGATGCGGAAAATATGAATTATTCGGGCCTGCGTCATACCGCGCTGGAAGATCGCGACGAATACCGCACGCTGCAACACTGGATGATCAGCGGATTGTGTGAGCCGATCTTCACCGCCTGGCTGCGCGAAGCGCTGATCACGGGCGCGATTGGCCTGCCTGCCGGCAAGATGTGGAAGTTCGACGCGCCGCGCTTTGTGCCGCGTGGCTGGCAATGGGTAGATCCGCTGAAGGAAGTGGCTGCGGTGGAAAAAGCCGTGGGCCTGGGTATCGCCAGCCGCACCGCGACTGTTGCGGCACAAGGCGGTGATTTTGCGGAAACGGTGGCTGAATTGCAGGCGGAGAAGGCGCTGATGGGTGATCTGATCCAGCCCACCAGCCCGCCGCCAGCCCTGCCAGCACCGCCTGCCGAACCCGATGCAGATGATGAGGATGATTGAGCCATGAAATTCCCCAAGGGCGCGGAACGCCGCGCATCGCGCGCTGCAACCTTTGAGCGCACCACGCTGAACGAAGAAACGCGCAGCATCGAACTGGCGTTTTCATCTGAAGCGCCGGTGGAACGGTCCTGGGGCATTGAAGTTCTCGGCCACGCAGAAAGCGAAATGGACCGTGGCTGGATTGGTGGCGGCACTGCGCCGCTGCTGTTGGATCACGATGCCCGCCAGGTGGTGGGTGTGGTGGAAGGCGTCACCCTTGGCGAAGACCGGAAAGCCCGGGCTTTGGTGCGCTTTGGAAGAAGTGCGCTTGCCGAAGAAGTGATGCGCGATGTGGCGGATGGCATCCGCACCAATGTGTCGGTTGGTTATGAATTGCTGGATATTCGCGAAGAACCCGCGAAAAAAGGCGAACCCCAAACCTACCGCGCGGTGCGCTGGCGCCCGCTGGAAGTGAGCCTGGTTTCCATCCCCGCTGACATGACCGTTGGTGTGGGCCGGGAAGCGCCGGCCTCTGTTTTACCGCAACCCAAAACACAGGAGACCGGCAT